TGCCTGTATTGACGGCTTGAGTGAGTTCCGTCCGAGCGATCATCGTGGCGCGGTGATCACTAAAAACGAACCGACCCTCGAAGACTTGATCCCTTAACCGTTGAGCCACCGCTCCGACACTAGGTTGAGGAACCTCCCCGAACGCTTCGGTGATCAACTCGTTGACCTGCTGGTTCACCGCTCGAGACGTGTCCTCCATGATGTCCCGGACGCGCTGGACCACCCCTTCCCGGTACTCCCAAAAGTATTTTATGTTAGTCCCCTTCCCTTGCGCCGCGTCGGTGACCGCTCTCGGCTCGATGATGTAGTCACCGGCGGCCGCGTTCGCTGAGTCTCCAAGCTCTCGAACGCCGTACAATAGAAGAATCTCCTCGAGCTTAGACGCGAAGAACTCGTCTTGTGTTTGCTTCGAGAATCGACCCTCGATCATCTCTCGAGCTTGCCGGAGCTTGTACCGCCGGAACGAAGCCAGCCAACGAGCGACCGCTTTCTCCAGTGCTCGACCTCGGACCTCGCGCTGTTTCCAGCGTGATCCCAATAGTCGCCGGTTATCGGTAGTCATGGCGGCTCTCCTCTTTCTTCGTCGAGCTATACATGCAAAGAATGCAGTTGTAGTCTTCGGTGAGGAACCCGTCCGGATGTTTTGAGCATCGCGTGATCTCCGGGATAAAGACGCCGAACTCGTGAAGCTCCGACCGCGCCCTCGCATCATCGTAGCAGTGAGGACAATCTCGGCATATATTCCCGTGTTCGCAAGTGAAGTGCATCATATCCAGACATCTCCCCGGAAGTTCGTGGACGGATCGATCGCGATCTCCGTCGCTCGATTCTTGAGCATCAACTCAGTGAACGCCCACACGAGCGCGTCCAAGCGATTCGGGCTTGGCTGGTTCGTATTCGGAACCCACCCGCAAAGCTCATCCTCGAGCGGCGAGAACACGCCCACATGATGGACTCGGCCTTGCTCGTAAAGCGCCGCCACGGGCTCCGCTCTTGCTTGCTTTCCTCGGCTTGCGTGAACGCCTAAATATGAGACGTTTCGATCGATCGTTCGGATCGTAGTCTCGACCATTTCCCCGCCTTGATTCGTCTCCGCGACGATTCGATCCGCTCGGTGTCGGTGGTAAGCGTCGATCGCTATCTTGGCCCACTGAGCCGGCGAGACGTGGCACGTCAAGTCCTCGAGAATGTAGCCGGATCCGTTGCCATCGATACCCGCGACGATGATCCCCGTGTCGTCCGCCGTCTTCCCCGATGTCGAAGCCGGATCAATTGCTACAACTACCCGCTGAAGCCCGCCGCATTGTCTCAACCGGTGCCGGTCTAAGTTGCTCCGCGTCCAAAGCGCTCCCGGCATCTCGTTTAAGACTTCGGCGTGTAGCTCTTGCCGTCCGAGCGTGGTCCCCTCGTATTTTTGGACGATCTGATCTAGCCAAGCTTTGGCAACGTTCGCCCGGTTCTCGAAGGTCGAGCCGTGAGTCACTCGACAAAGCGGGTTTTTCATCAAGCCACGAATCAAGCTCGAAGGCTTCGGGGTCGTGGTGATGATACATCGAGGGTCGTCCCCGACACGGAGCCCGAACTGGAGTTGGTCCCAAGCGTCCGGATACTTCCACGCCGCCAGCTCATCACACCAAGCCGTATCATGCTCCGGACCGCGTAACATGTCGGGCTCGTCCGCGCTGTAAGTCGTAGCGATCGCGCCAGTGTGGAACGTGATCCGGCGCTTCGAGGGCTCATACGTCGGACGCTGATCAGGCGGGAACACACTCATGATCCCGCTCTTCCCTTCGACGCATACGTCCCGGACATCGCCAGCGGTACGGGCAACGATCGCGATCCGCTTCGCTCCCTCATCGACCCTCTTTCGAATCCATTCCGAGCCGGTCCGAGTCTTGCCCCATCCGCGCCCCGCCTTGACCATCCAATACCGCCACGACCCCGACGGCTCGAGCTGGTTTTGACGGGCCCAAAACTCCCACGAGTACAAGAGAAGCCGGGCGTCATCCTCGCTCATCTCCGCGATCGCTTTCGCTCTCTCTGAGTCGTTCAGCGATGCCATCCAATAGGCTTTCGAGGGTTCGCTTTGCGCTTGCCGTGTCATCGATTTCGATCTCCCCTTTCATCTCCACTCGGTGTTTATCGTTGCGGCCCCATCGGTCCGGGTGTCGCCGCTCGAGCATCCACGCGGAAGCTTGCCATTGTTTTTCGGCGGCTTTCTGAATCACCGCGACGTTGTGAACTTCGGCCGCCGCTTTCGCTTCCTCGACCTCCTGATAAAAGATCGCGTAGTGATCGGTCGTCTTCCCTTGTTCGATCGCTTCTCGGCCACGTTTCAACCAAGTGTAATACTGCGTCTCACTTATCCCTGCCCACGCGAAAGCGGTCGAGGCGTAGTTCCCCGCCCGGATTGCTTGGACGATCCTCTTGCGTCTTGTGGCGTTAAACTTCGTCAAGGGTTCATCGCCTTCTCGACCCGCGCCCGGATAATGTCGCAATATTCGGGAGCTAGTTCCGCCGCGATCACCTTGAAGCCTTCACGCTCCGCCGCGACCAAAGTCGTCCCGGATCCGGCGAAAGGCTCAAGGACCACCGCGTCCGCGCCCGGAGTGACAAGCCGCAAGAGCCACCGCATGAGCTTGGTCGGCTTGACCGTGGGGTGGTAGTTTCCAACGGACGGAAGCGGCTTTTTATCGATCCCTCTATAGTTGCCCTCGCCGTTGTGGGTGGTAACGTTGTTTCTTTGAAGGTTGCGCGGAAGCTCCTCACATCCTTCCTCCCTTTCACCTCTTGAAGGCTTCGGCGCGTGATAGATGTTCGCGGGCCATCGGCCGTCCGGCTTGTTCGCGGACAAATCTAAAAGCTTGTTTTGGTGTTTGCTGAATATATTATTTTCCACTTCGGGATCATGATAAATATTAGTGCTCACCGGAGTATCCCATTGTCCCGAGTGATCCTGATTAGGACCCGGCCAAGCCTGATCGCCATATCCAATCCGAGCCGCGTCGATATTGAGTCCACCCGTGCCCCACTTGAGCACGTTCTCGGCGACCGTTCCCTCGACCGGCTTCCGAGCTAATACCGCCGGCTCCATCGAAGGCTTGAGCGCCGTTCCCCATCCTTTCCATTTGCTGAGCGCTTCCCCTTGCTTCGCTATGTCCAAGGACTTCGGGAAGCCTTGCCACTGAAGCCACCCGATCAAGTCTCGAATCTCAAGGCCCGCGTCTTCGATCGCCACCGTCAACCGGTGGACCGTCCGAGTTGCCGCGAACGCTATGAGATGACCGCCCGGCTTGAGAATCCGGAACGCTTCGCGGGCGAACTCATCACCAGGGACCGCAACGTCCCAGCCTTTGCCCATGAACCCTATTCCGTACGGCGGATCGGTCACGATCGCGTCAACGCTGTTCTCCTCAAGCGACCGCATGAGTTCAAGGCAATCAACGCAGTGCAACCGGTGCCGGCCAAGCTCCACCACTTCGCCTTTCTTGGTCTTGGCTTCGACTCGCTCCGGCAAGGCGTCAAGCGCCGCGTTCTCGGCGTCGCTCGCTTCGATGTCATGATCGCCCGTGTCGAGTTCGTCCGGCTGGACTTCCGTCAATAGCGCCTCGAGATCTTCCGCTTTGTATCCGGTGCCCTCGAGCCCGCAAGTCTCGGAAAGTTCCGCGAGAAGCCCCGCGAGCTTGCTGTCATCATAGCCCGCCACGTCATTGGTCCGATTGTCCGCCAAGAGAATCCGAAGCGCGTGCTCGTCGTCCACATCAACCCACGCCACGGGGACGCGGTCCCGTCCTTCCGCTTGCGCCGCCTTCCATCGATGATTCCCCGCGAGAATCCGTCCGGTTGACCGTTGAGCCACGATCGCACCGAAGAAGCCGTTAACGCGTATCGACTCGCTTATGAGCCCCACATCGCCGCTCCTCGGGTTCTCCGGATGAGCCGAAAGTCGCCCGACTTCGACCATTTCAAACGCTTGATCAAGTTCCATCTTTTTTTCAGCCTCCGCTTAATCCTGAGTTATTCCCGCCGCTTCGCCGATAAAAACCGGAAAAACGCCTGAAAAAGCTCGGAAAAAGCACAAGGCCACAAGATCACGAACTCACGCCGCTTTACAATATAGACTTAACCCTTTTCTCGAGCGGTTCGCCTCTCATGATCATTCGCTAGGTCGAGCGGTTCGAGGAGTTGATTGAGTCTGATCACGATGTCCGAGATCTCGCTGAGCGTCGCCCGCGCCGCGAACAAGTGACGACGAAGCCGGTCTCGCTCGGTGGCGATGAGATCTAGGTCTTCATGATCAAACGGGAGCAACTCCCCCGGCTCGGAACATTGCGGGCACACTGTTTCTCCGGATCCGGCGCTTTCGCCCCAGTAGTAAAAATCACAACTCACGCACGCCTTAAGAATCTTCACTGTTTCACCTTCCCAGCGAGTCGATAGTCCGCCGCCCTCGCTCTGACTTCATCGAACCCGGATCCATTGATCAGACTCAACACCGCCACGAGCTGAGCCACGATCTCCAGTCCCGCGAACCGTGCCGCCGCCTTGATCTCCTTCCCGACTTTCCCGGAAGTCCGCCGCGCTTGAAAGCGTCGATCCCATTCCGACCGCTCATCCGAGGTCATCCGCGATCGGTACCGCTTGCCGTTGTCCGCCGTTCTGGCGATATCCGTTCCGCGAAAATATCCCGCCAACGGTTCATCCCACGTCTTGTGTAAGCCTCTCACCGTTGACCCTCCATCAAGATCGATTCGACTTGAGTGTTAAACCACCGCGCCGCCGCCGCTTCGTTATGCTCCCCAAATTCCTTTGGATACCGGATCCGGCCGCTCAAGATTCGGTTGATCACCTGGAATCTCGCCCGAGTAATCTCCGGAGGAACCTCTTCTTGTGGCTCACGACGCC